GTAATTGGGTGGTACTTAGGTTATCCACTTGATTCAATAACCGGTTTATTAACAATAGTAATCGGAGGCTATTTCGGATCACGAGGTGTTGAGAAAGTCTTTGGAAACAAAATGCACAAATAAAATGCAAGACTTAAGAATTTATGGTATAAGTTTAGGAGGCTTCACCTTTTCTATAATGCCAGATATAAATCCGCTACTACAAACAGTAGTATTATTATTAACTATAATATATACCATAATAGGTATAAAAAACAAATTAAATAATAAATAAAATGCCTTTAAAATACTTTAATGAATCTGAATTTAATCAGTATAAAATGATGGATAAAAAGCTTCTTAAAATGCTAGATGATTTACGAGAAGCTTATGGATCACCTATAAAAATTACATCTAGTTATAGAAGTCCGGATCATCCAATAGAAGCAAAGAAAAAAGCACCAGGTGAACATGCTTATGGTGCTGCTGTTGATATTGCAAGTGTTGGTGGTGAAACAACATTTAAATTAGTTAAAGCTGCTATAGGCGTTGGCTTTACAAGAATAGGAGTTAGTAGAAAAAATAATTTTGTTCATGTGGGTATTGGATATCCTGATGCTCCGCCTATAACTCTTTGGACATATTAAATAAAATTAAATGGCAAAATTAATTAGAAAAATTAGTATTGGCACTGATTATAAAAATGAAGCAATGCATTACTCTGTAGGCCAAGAAGTTTACGGAGGACATACAATTTGTGATATTTTAGAAGAAGAAGGTGCTTATAAAATTTATATTACAAAAAATAAAGAAGTATTACCATGGAAACACTTTAATGGTAATATGGCTGTATCTGTTGAATATAACTTAGATTATTAATGCAATCTTTATTTGAATATATTATATCTACTGAAAATCGCTACAACAACACCATTGATGTTGAAGGTAAGGAATTAGTCGTTAATACAGAAGTTACTGAAAGAGATTATATGTTTGTTAATCGTATAGGTAAAATAGTAAAGTTACCATTATATAATAATTCAGAACTAAAAGAAAACGATGAAGTTATTGTACATCATAATGTTTTTAGAAGATGGATTGATGTAGAAGGAATTCAAAAAAATTCTTCAAGTTTTTTAAATGAAAATGAATATTTAGTTTCTGATGATCAAATATTTGCTTATAAAAGAAATAATAAATGGAAAAGTTTACCTAATTTTTGTTTTGTAAAACCTTTATATAAAAAAAATAAATGGGCTCTTAAAACAGACGAAAATCTTTTAGGTATACTTACATATAGTAATAGTAAATTAAACCAATTAGGAGTGTCCATTGGAGACGTGGTGGGCTTTACACCTGATTCAGAATATGAGTTTAATATTGAAGGAGAAAAATTATATCGTATTTTTTCACATCACATAACAATAAAATATGGAACAAAAGAGAGACAAGGTTATATTAGCTGCTGAAAAAGCTTTATTAGAACTTGAAAAAGTAATCAGACAAAATATAGATCTTAATGAACTTGATCCTGAAAAAGCTAAAACTGCAGCACAAGCTAAATGGGTTGCAATTGAAGATTCTTTAAAAATTATAGATAAAATTGAAGAAATATCTGATAAGAAAAAAGATAACAAAAAATCAAAAGCTTTTTTGGGTGTTGAAAATAGAATTAAATAATGTATAAACAAACTTTATATAAAATACATACAGATCATTTAGATAAAAAATATACCAAAAATTTAAATAAAAATAAAAAATTTAAATATGGATATAATAGTGATTTAGATTGTGTTATTATTAGTAAGGATGGTACATTAGGTGATATATATGAAATACAAGGTCTTAAGGTAGGTATACCTCAAACCCCTAAAAAAATACACGGTAAAGATTTAAAAAAAGAAAAACAAGTATTTATAAGAAGGGAAAGACCGCAATCATTAACAAGAATAAAAACATTATATGATTTTCAAAGCTATACTGAAGATATTAAAGACCAATATTATAGTTACATCGATAATGAGTTTAATTATCGTAATGATGGTTATTGGTTCATGTGCAACGGTACCCCGTGCTACCTTACAGGATCGCACTATATTTATCTCAACTGGACTAAAATCGATGTGGGCTCCCCAGACTTTCGACATGCAAACAGGATATTTTTCTACTTTTGGGAAGCATGCAAGGCTGATAGCAGATGCTATGGGATGTGCTACCTTAAGAATAGACGGTCTGGTTTCTCCTTTATGGCGTCATCAGAATGTGTTCATCAGGCTACAACTTCAAAAGACTCTAGGTTTGGGATCTTATCTAAGAGTGGAGCAGACGCTAAGAAGATGTTCACGGATAAGGTGGTCCCAATCTCAACTAATTACCCGTTCTTTTTTAAACCAATACAGGATGGTATGGAACGCCCAAAGACGGAACTCTCGTACAAAGTACCATCAAGAAGGCTCACGAGGAATACGATACGAGCCACCAGTCCCGCCGCCTCTGAGATACAGGACGGATTGGACACCACAATTGACTGGAAGAACACGGGGGACAATTCATACGACGGGGAGAAATTACAACTCCTCATCCATGACGAATCGGGTAAATGGGAGAGGCCGGACAACATCCTCAATAACTGGAGGGTTACAAAAACGTGCCTCCGCCTCGGGGCGAAAGTAGTTGGCAAATGTATGATGGGATCCACTTCTAATGCGTTAGACAAAGGCGGTGATAAATTTAAAAAATTATATTATAATTCAGATGTTACAAATAGAAATCGCAATGGCCAGACTACAAGTGGATTATACTCTTTGTTCATACCTATGGAATGGGGTTTCGAAGGATTTATTGATAAGTATGGATACCCTGTCTTCGATACTCCATCAGAACCGATTAAAGGAATTGATGATGAACTCATATATACGGGAGTCCTTGAACACTGGGAAAATGAAGTTGAGGGGCTAAAAAAAGACAGCGATGCTTTAAATGAATATTATAGACAATTTCCAAGATCAGAAAAGCATGCATTTAGAGATGAAACTTTAAATTCTTTATTTAATTTAACTAAAATTTATGAACAAATAGATTATAATGAAGAAATGGAATTTAAAGGTCATGTAGTAAGAGGTGCTTTTTCATGGCAAAATGGTATAAAAGACACTAAAGTAATATGGACACCAACACAAAATGGTAGATTTAAAATATCGTGGATACCACCAGACCAATTACAAAATAATGTTATTGAAAAAAATGGTATAAAATATCCTGGTAATGATGGATTGGGTGCTTTTGGGTGCGATCCTTATGATATATCAGGAACAGTTGGGGGCGGAGGATCAAATGGGTCTTTACATGGTTTAACCACTTTTACAATGACTAGTGACGTACCTAATACAAAATTTTTTTTAGAGTACGTAGCAAGACCTCAAACAGCTGAAATATTTTTTGAAGATGTTTTAATGGCATGCATATTTTATAGTATGCCTATATTGATTGAAAACAATAAACCAAGATTATTATATCATTTAAAAAGAAGAGGGTATAGAGGTTTTTCTATGAATAGACCTGATAAATTAAAAGGTGCTTTATCTAAAACTGAATTAGAATTAGGTGGTATACCTAATAGTTCTGAAGATATTAAACAAGCACATGCATCTGCTATTGAATCTTATATTGAAGAATATGTTGGAAGAAATGATGATTCTTATGGAAACATGTATTTTCAAAGAACTTTAGAAGACTGGGCAAGGTTTGATATTTCACGTAGAACATCTTTTGATGCATCTATAAGTAGTGGTTTAGCCATAATGGCTTGTAGAAAACATTTATATAAACCAAGCTCAGATAGAACAGTTAAAAAATTAGATTTTGAATTTTCACGATACAAAAATGAAGGGTATCAAAGCGAGTTAATAAAATAAGTATGGCAAAATTAAAAGGAAAAGTTTTAACACAATTTCCAAGTCAAGCAGTTTCCGATACAGAAAAACAAACTAAAAAGTATGGATTATCTGTAGGAAGAGCTATTGAACAAGAGTGGTTCAATAAGGATAATAATGGCATAGGGAAATTCTATAATTCTAGACAAGAAGCTCATAGACTAAGATTATATGCTCGTGGAGAACAATCAATTAGAAAATACAAAGATGAGTTTGCAATTAATGGTGACTTGTCTTATCTTAATTTAGATTGGAAACCAGTTCCAATTGTACCTAAATTTGTAGATTTAGTTGTAAATGGAATGCAAGATAGATTATTTCATATTAAAGCAGTTGGTCAAGATGATATTTCAACAGGTAAAAGAACTAAATTTGTTAATGATGTACAACAAGATTTAAATACAGCTAATTTATTATTAAATATAGAACAAAAATTAGGTGTATCTGCTAGAAATTTTGCCGTAAATGATTTACCTGCAAATACAGAAGAATTAGAATTATATATGCAGCTTAATTATAAGCAAGGTATTGAAATAGCTGAAGAAGAAGCTATTAATAATATTTTTAAAGCAAATAAATATAATGAAACTAAAAAACGTATTGATTATGATTTAACTGTATTAGGAATTGGTGCTGCTAAGCACACTTTTAATAATACAGACGGTGTAGTAGTTAAATATGTTGATCCAGCTAATTTAGTTTATTCATATACTGATGATCCTAATTTTGAAGATTGTTATTATTTTGGAGAAGTTAAATGCATAAAAGTTAATGAACTTAAAAAAGAATTTCCAGGATTACCTAATGAAGAAATTGAAACTCTTGTTAGTCAAAGTTCAAGATTTAATGATTACAATGATCCTAACCATAATTTTTATAATCAAAGTGAGTTAGCTGCTAAAAATACATTAAATGTGCTTTACTTTAATTGGAAAACATGGGAAAACGATGTTTATAAAATAAAGGAAGTACCTACTGGTGGTAGTAAAGCTATTCCAAAAGATGACACATTTAATCCACCTAAAGATAAACGAACTAGATTTGAAAAAGTAAAGCAAACAAGAGAAGTTGTTTATGAAGGTGTATTAGTATTAGGATCTGATCATCTTTTAAAGTGGCAAAAAGCTACAAATATGATAAGGCCTACTAGCAATATAAATAAAGTAATGATGAATTATGTTGTTAGTGCTCCTAGAATGTATAAAGGTAATATTACTTCTTTAGTTTCAAAAATGACACCATATGCTGATTTAATACAGCTAACACATTTAAAATTACAACAAGCTATACAGAGAATGACACCTTCTGGTGTATATGTTGATGCTGATGGTCTTGCTGAAATTGATTTAGGTAATGGTACAAATTATAATCCACAAGAAGCTTTAAATATGTACTTCCAGACAGGATCTATAATTGGTAGATCTTTAACCATGGAGGGAGAAAGAAATAATGGAGCTATACCTATTCAAGAATTACCAGGTGGTGGTGGTAATCAAATACAAGTATTAATTGGTGCTTATAATCAATATATACAAATGATAAGAGATACAACTGGTTTAAATGAAGCAAGAGATGCAGCAGATCCAGATCAATATTCTCTTGTAGGTGTACAAAAATTAGCAGCAGCAAATAGTAATGTTGCAACAAGACATATACTGCATTCTAGCATGTTTATTACCACTTGCTTAGCTGAGGCTATTTCATTAAGATTTAAAGATGTATTAGAGTATCATCCTACTAAAGATATGTTTATAGATTCTATAGGCCAGTTTTCTGTGGGTTCTTTAGAAGAATTAAATAATCTTAATTTACATAACTTTGGTATATTTTTAGAATTAGAGCCTGATGAAAATGAAAAACAATTATTAGAAAATAATATACAAGTTGCATTATCAAAAGATAGCATTCATTTAGAAGATGCTATTGATATTAGAGAAGTAAAAAATTTAAAATTAGCTAATCAATTATTAAAATTTAGAAGACTTCAAAAACAAGCTACAGATCAAGTGCAAGCTCAAGCTGCATCACGAGCACAAGCAGAAGCACAAGGACAAGCACAAATACAAATTGAAGAAGCAAAAGCACAATCTGAACAAGTAAAAACAGATTCTAAAATTCAATTATCTACAGCTGAAAATGAAATGTCTATTAGAAAAATGGAAATTGAAACAAGAGCTAAAAAAGAACTTATGCAATATGAATTTAATTTAAATGTTCAACTTAAGGAACTTGAATTAAAATCACAAATGGAGTTAGCAAATAGAAGTAATCAGTCAATGTTACAACGTGAGCTTATAAGAGAAGATGTAAAACTTAAAACATCTGGTCGATTAAGTGGCGCTCCAAATACAGATAATCCTACAAAGGATTTTGAATCTAAAGGTAATGATACTTTAGGTGGCTTTGACACAGGACGTTTTGAAGCGTCTTAATATTTAAACAATTATTTTATTATATACAATTATGGCAAAAGAAAAAACACAAGATTCATCTATAGAAGTTAAAGATATAGGTGAAATTAATCCTGAAACAGTAACACCTGCTAAAAAAGAAGCTGCAGTTTTACAAAAAGCAGTTGATGAAGGTAAGGTAGCTCCTGAATATGGATTACAAGAAGATGGAGTTTATAAAGTTAATTTAGATAAACCCCCAGTTCCTAAAGAGGAAATAAAAGAAGAAGTTAAAAAGGAAACAAAAGAGGAAACAAAAGATGCCGTTCAAGAGCAAGAAACAGGAAACATTCCTGAAGATAAATTATCCGACAATATACAAAAGGTGGAGGAAGAAGTACGGGCTGTTCAAGAACCGGAAATAAAAGAAGAAACTTCAGAATCTCCTTTAGAATTAGTTAATGATGAAAAAGATAACATTGACGAGAAACGAATGGATGGAAAGCCTCAAGCTACCAAGCCCATATCGGAACAAAAAGAAATATTACAGGAAGAAAAAACACAAGAACTTCCTGAAGGAATAGATAAACTTGTACAGTTTATGCAAGAAACTGGAGGAACAGTAGAAGATTATGCAAAACTAAATAGAGACTATTCTAAAATAGATAACGTAAGTCTTATAAAAGAATATTACGAATACACTAAACCACATCTAAATCAAGAAGATATTCAATTTTTAATGGATAAAAAATTTGCTTATGATGTGGAGGCGGATGACCCGTCTGACGTAAAAGCTAAGCAATTAGCTTTTAAAGAAGAAGTATTTAATGCACAAGAGCTTCTAAGAACAACTAAGGATAAATATTATAATGATCTTAAGTTAAAATCAAAACAAAATAATATTCCTAAAGAGTACGAAGAAGCTGTAAATTTTTATAATACTTCTAAGCAATTTGAAGAACAAAATAACTTAGCCAAAGAAAGTTTTTTAAAAGAAACTAAAAAAGTTTTTAACGAAGAATTCAAAGGTTTTGATTTTAAGGTAGGAGAAAACAAATATCGATTTAAGATAGATAATCCCGGTAAAGTTAAAGAGTCTCAATCAGATATATCTAATTTTTTAAATCTGTTTACAGATGAAAAAGGTGGCATGAAAAATATGCAAGGATATCATAAAGCTTTATTTACTGCACAAAATGCAGACAAAATAGCAAATCACTTTTATGAGCAAGGCCGTGCCGATGCAATAAAAGAATCTGCTAGAAAAGCTAAAAATATAAATATGGATCCAAGACAAGAAGGTGCTACTATAACATCTAATAGTGGAGATAGAATTAGAGTTGTTTCTGGAGATTCGTCTGATAAGTTGCGAATTAAATGGAAATAGTTTAACTTAAAATCAAAACATTATGGCTTTTACAAGCGGAATTCCGGCTGCATTACAACCGACTCAAACAAAGACGTTGTACTCCGGAAACTACATTGATTTCACAAATACAAATTTTGATCAATGGACACAACAATTTTTACCAGATGTATACGAAAAAGAAGTTGAAAGATATGGAAACAGATCAATCGGTTCTTTTTTACGTATGGTATCTGCGGAGATGCCTTCTACTTCAGACCAAATTATATGGACTGAGCAAGGCAGATTACACACTAGATATGTAAATGTAATCCCAAGAGGAACTGCAGGCGCTATGCCTGTTGCTGGTGGTGGACAAGCGGTTATCGCTGCTGCTGGAGCATCAGGTGGTGTACTTAACTTTGAAGTACCAACTACGCAACCTGCAAGTTTAGGAGTTAGCCCAGCTACTCAAACACAACAAGTTAACTTTAAGATAGGACAAACTGTAATGGTTCAAGTTCAAACAAATGCTACTTCAGCAGTTGGTGGAACTGGTGCTGTTATTAAAGGAGTTTGTACTAATGTTGGAGTTGGCGGTGGTGGTACTACTGGTGGTCAAATGTTCCAAATCCAAGCTTATGAAGCTCACGGTGGAGTATTAGCTGCTGAAAGAGTAACTGCAATTTGCTATGGATCTGAATTTGCTAAAGGTACAGGAAACTTTACTGATAGCTTAGATCCAGGGTTTGCTACATTTACTAACTCACCAATTATATTAAAAGAAAACTATCAAATCAGTGGATCTGACACAGCTCAGATTGGTTGGATTGAAGTTACTTCTGAAAATGGTGCTAGTGGATATTTATGGTATATAAAGTCTGAGCATGAAGTAAGACTTAGATGGGAAGACTGGCTAGAAATG